ATTATTGTGAAGCTAGACCAGAAGTAGGTTTAATGGAATGTGATGGATTTTCTAAATATGTTGCTGAAAATGGAAAATGTTTAAATCCTGACGGAAATAAAATATGTCGTGAAGGATGGCTTTTAGTAACGAATGATTTTGTGCCTGATGATGTTCCTAAAGAAGAAGCAGAATATTATGGTTCAAGTAAAGGTGACTATGAATGTTTACCAAATAATGGTGGTTGTGTAGAAATATAATGAATAATAAAATGTTTATTTTACTTTTGTGTATTATTGTTTTATTAGCAGTTGCGGTGTTTGGGACTACTGATTACTTTATTTTACAGAAGGACATGATGAGAGTTCAACCAGCAGATACTGCTCCCGAAACTTGTGATGCAACAATTCTTGGAGCTATTTATTTCGATATTAGCGAGGATGATATGTGCGTTTGTAAATCAAGTGGTTGGAAAGTAATGACTGATGGGAGCGCATGTACTTAAAGAGGAAAATAAGATGGTTGATAAAACATTCATAAAAATAACAAACAGGGATATTTACACAAAACTTTGCGATGTTGAAACACATGTTATAGTTACTAATGGTCAAGTTAAGATTAATAAACTACTGTCAAGAATAGCTCTTATATTAGCTGTGGTTGCGATAGGTATTCTTACAGGGATTAATTTAACAGGTATTGGTGTGATTTAAATGAGTGATGTAATTAGTGTTCCTGTGATTCGAAATGTGAAATGGGTTGTTGATAAGCCTGTTGTTGTTAGTGTTAATGATGTTATTGATAAACCTGTGTTGAGGAGTGATTGAAAATGAGCCAGAAAATTGTATGGATTGAACCTGCGAGTACTAGTGTAACTAATGTTGAAGTTAATTATTGTGATACTAAATATGGAACTTATGCGGTTTCTACTACTATGAGCGCTACTAGTGATGGCAGTGCTAAAACATCTGCTAATACTTGGGTTACTAATTATAATGATGCCAGTGGTAATAAAACTTATTGGTATAAGATTAGGTTTTATGATGGAACTTATTATTCTGATTATTCAGAGCCTATTACGGGCATAGAAGAAACTGGTTTGTGCAGTGTTAGTGAAATTAAGGATGTTGTTGATACTGTTGGTCGTTGGAGTGATGGCGAAGTTCAGGACATTATTAATGAGGTTACTGAGGAAATTTATGAGGAGATGGGCAAGCCAATTTCTGCTGTTGTTTCAGGCATTGGTAAAATTGATAGTACATATCAGGCTGATTATTATGTTGGCGAACGAAATATTTATAGAGTTGACCGTGTTTTTTATGGCACAACTAGTAAGAGTGAAGTGTTTTTAGATGACGGTTTTAGTACTAATGTGAAAGAGGGCATGATTAGGTTGGCTACAACTGGTACATCTGCCGTTACTCTGGCGGGTGAGTGTGATGTTGAGATAGAATATGTGCCTAAGATTATTAACAGGTATGCTAAGTATTTGACTGCTAAGAGATTGCTTGAGCAAGTTGATTCTACTAGTGGCGGTGAGATTAGTAAAGAGTTGGGGGTTATTGATTCTAAACTTAATGCGACCTCACAGTTGTTAAATAACAAGTATTGTATGGCCATTACTACTGATTATCAGAATTATAATAGTAAGTATGGCGTTAATAAAAAACTTATTGTTCAAGACCACGATAGGAATACTTATCTTGGTCTTCATGGATGGGATTGAATATGGTGAAGATAGATACTAAAAAAAAGTTACATAAAAAGCGTAATCAGAAGTTGAATATGGCGGAAACAAAATCTAAACGAGTTGATAAGGCGTTTGGTCTTGATACTGATGAAGCTAAAAGAGCTGTTGCTGTAAAGTATACGATTGACGTAAACAAGCGTCAGGGTTTAAATGATGAACCAAAAATGACCAAATAGATAGATTTATATAGTAGAAGATTCATTACTTAATATATAAATAGAGTTGTTATTGGTTATCGAAGATTTCCAATATTCTGCTCCGGTGGGGCAATAATTGATTTCAGGGGATTATGATGGACAGTATAAGTTGTATGAAGATAGTTCGTGATAGCTTACGAACAAATTTAACAGACCCTTATGCCACTGCTGGTGGTAATTCTAGAGATAGTTCTACGTGGATTTTTTGTGCTAATGAACCTCATTCTGCTGTTAAGTATCCTCAGATTGAATTGGGGAAACTAGACAATCCTACAGAAGTTATAGATATTGGTTATAATTACATGGAGTTTGAAGAACTTTATATTAATGTTTGGTTTTATACTAAGAACGGTTTTAAAGTAACAATTGGTGGTATCGAATATACTAATGGGCAGTTGGTGGAGTATTATCAAGGGTTGATTAAAACTACTTTAAAAGCGCAGGCGTCCACATTACATGATGCTGACGCTAAGATGTATAAACATATTAATACAAGCAAGTATGGATATGATAAAGACACGCAGATGTATTATGGAAATGTTGTAGTGAGGCTTGCATATTTCAATCGGTGAATGAAATGGTTAGGGTTACACACACAACTACTAGAAGCGGACCTACACCTTTAGAAGTTATTAAGTTACATAAGAATTTAAGATATGACATTGTTAAGGAAGTTGTCAGTATTGGCGAAGCTGAAGCTCAGAAGGTTTTAGCTGAGAAACGAAAAAGTCCTTCGGATAGCAGTCCATTAGTTGATAGTTTTGTTGCGTTCGCCGGGCTTACTGGTGATAATGTTGTTGGATATATTCAGTCTGGAGGAAATCTTGCTCCGTATGCCGTATATGTTGATAGAGGGCATAAGTTAAGAAATGGTAATGATTGGAAAGGGTATGCGTTTATGAAAGCAGGAGCTAAAAAAATGGAAGAAGTACTTCCCATAATTACTCTTAAAAAGATTAAAGAAATGAATAATAGAGGGGTATTGAAATGACACGAATTATATATAATGGAAAAGTTTCTCCCTGTCGTATTAAAGCTGGTGACGCTTCATTTGATGATTTAAAGAATGGCGACATTTTAGATATTGGTGATAGTACAGCAAAGAGATTATTAAAAAATAAATATTTCAGTTTAGTTACGTCTTCTGAAAAGAAGGTTGAAGAAAGCGTTGTTGATTATGATTTGAACAATGATGGCGTTTTCGATAGTAGAGATAAAAGTATTGCGGGTAAAGTATTATCTGCTAGTAAAAATAAATGAGAGGAGAAAAAACAAAAGAACAATTATTCATACATAAATATGAATTAATTACAGAGGGTAAAAATGATAAATAAAAAAATTATAGGTGGCTATTATGACTAATACCGGCTACAAGCAAAGTTTATATTGGGCGAACGAAACAAATTATGGTTCTACCGCTACAGTTAATAGAGCATTTGGATTGGTGCAAAGCGTTAATCCTACAGAAACAAATTCATTGATAAAAGTTAGAACTCTTGGTGGCAACAGAGATTATAGTAACATAGTTCCGGGCAAGTTTGAAGTTAGCGGAAGTTTTGAATATTTTTTACAAGACTGTGCTTTTTTAAGACAAGGTTGGAGTGAAGATACTGCCAGTACGGCTACTGTGGATTCAGGTCCTAAGATTCATACTGGTGCAAGTTACTTACACGTTTTAGGAAGTGCGGCTTCTCCTTTGGTTGACGATTTTCCAAGTTTCACTATGGAATTTTCAGATGATGAGAGTACTGCTGGAACATACAACTTACATAGAACTTATAGAGGTTGTAGAGTTAATAACATGACTGTCAGTGCTAGTGTTGATGAACCAGTTAAAATAGCTGTTGATTGGATGGCTCAGGGAGTTACAATGTCTACATCTGGGGCTACAAGTGTCACAGAAGGAACCGAAGACCCATTCGTATTTTATCAGGGAGTAGTTTATTCTACATCTGGAGCTATTACTGCGTATGATACAGTTGAAAGTACTTCTAGGATTGCTGAGGTTAACAGTTTTGATGTTAGTGTTAATAACAACTTAGAAGCTGTTTGGTATATTAGCGGAACTACAAATGCTTATCATACTAAGAGAGAACTTAAGAAGCTTGTTCCTAAAGGAAGAGATTATGAAGCTAATTTAGGGTTGCACTTTGCTGATAAGACGATGTATCAAAGATTTTTGGGTTCAGATACAGCTACAACTTCACAGACTACTTTAAGCGAGTATCAGGTTGCTCTTGATTTTGTTAGAACAGGAACTATTGGCGCTACGCCTAAAGTTGCGACTGATGATTGGTTTAGAATAATTTTGAGAAGTTGTAAGTTTAACGATATTAATATTGCTGGTGCTCCTGAGGACATTGTGTCTCAGAATATTGGCGTATTTGTTGAGGCTTCAAAGCTTTATGTCGTTGACAATGATGACTCATATAGCGATTAAACATAATCGTTAATTTTTTTTCTTTTTTTAATTTTAAATATAAATAGATGAAAGGTGATGAAAAAAAATGGTATTGAAAAAAGAATCAACATTGTTTTCAAGAGATGAGAAAGGCGTGTTAATTCCTCAAGAAGTTAAGTTAATTGTTGATGAGAATGATAAAGAGCAACTTCCTTTTAAGGGAGAAACTGTTATTATTATTCCTATGATTAAGGCTGAGTTAAAGAAAGCTTTTAATGAAGCAGGAACGAAGGACGCTGATGGTAACGATATTGACGTGGATGGCAAGATAATTTTAAAGTATTGTATCAACCCTAAGTATGAAGAGAAGGATTTGCAGGATTTGAAAGGAATCGGAACAGCTATTGTTAACACGATTTTATTTGAGAGTGGTGTTGATGTTTCTAAGAATAAGAATTTGAAGAAAGCTATTGAGAAAAAAGAGGACGATTTCGGAAAAAACTGAGAGCGATTAAGTCTAAACGTGAAGAAGGGGACTTAATTTTGTTTTTACACCGTAGAGGTTATAACTTCTTCAATATTGGCGGTCTTACTTGGACAGAGATTGATGTTTTAGTAGACTCTTGGAATAGGGAACAGAGAGAAAAAGAGAGACAGTACAAAAAGAATAGTAAAAAGAGCAAGAAAAGGTAGTGTTTAATGGGGTTGGATAACGTTATTACAGAGAAGTTTGCGTTCACTAGTAGTGGTGCTACTGGTGTAGTTTCTAATTATAAACAGGTTACTGCTGAGTCTTCTAAATTAACTAGTGCTGTTGGTAAACAAGCTACCAGTACTGCGGTTGCTACTGCTTCTGCTGGAAAACTTGGTGGAGCTTTAGCTGGTTTGAAAGCTCAGGCTTCTGCTGTTAATGCAAGAGTTCTTGCTATGAACAAAAGTCTTGCTAATCTTCGTTGGGCTATGGTCAATGTTATGTTTGTTGGGGCCGCGTTAGCTGGCATTGCCGCTCCGTTTGTGATTATGGCTAAGAACTTTACGGAGTTCGAGAAAGGCGTTTACAAAATTAGTGCCGCAACTGGAGAGGCCGCTGAGTCCATTAAAGGTAAATTAATGGATGCCGCTAGTGGTAGTGTGTTCGCTCTTGATGATATTTCTGCTTCTTTTTTGGAAATTAATAAAGCTGGTTTTGAAGCCGCTGACGCTATGACTGTTGTTAAAAACGCTCAAAGTTTGGCTCTTGCTGGTTTTAGTGATTTAGATGATGCCGCTAATTTGTTAATTACTACACTTCACGCTTATAATATGAGTGGTGCTGAAGCTGGTTATGTTACTGAGGTTATTGCTAAGGTTGCTAATGCTACTGCTTCTGATGTTGAAACTTTAGGCACAGCGCTTTCTTATGTTGTTGGTAATGCTAGTCAGTTAGGTATTACTTTGCCTGAAGTTATTGGTATGCTTGGGGTTTTGCAAAATGCTGGTCTGACTTCTAGTAAAGCTGGTACTTCTTTAAACCAAGCTTTACAATCACTTATTAAGCCGGGGGCTCAAGCTTCTGATATTATGGAAAGACTTGGCGTTGCTTGGCAGGATAGTAGTGGTAAGGCTAGAAATACTGTTGCTGTTCTTGATGATTTAAGAACTGCTACTAATGGTTTGTCAAATAGTGCCGAGGTTCTCGCAAATATTTTTGGTGCTAGAGGCGCTAGAGCTGTTAATATGTTGTTCAATCAGGCTAATGCGGCCGGTGAAAGTATTTCAGATATGGCCATGCAATTACAAATGGCTGGTGGTGTTAGTGATAATGTTGCTACACAAATGGAAAGTAATGCTAATCGTATGGCTCAAGCGTGGAATAGTTTAAGAAACGTTTTTGCGACAAGCAAGACAGCAGAGTTTTTTTCCAATCTTGGAACTCACGCTATTAGAGGAGCTGATTTAGTTGTTCGAGCTATTGATATGATTGTTGAAAAACAAAAAAGTATGGAGGGTATTAAAGAACAGATAAAATATTTTAAGTATGGAACTCTGGGCGCGATTGCTTACGGAGCTAAAAATTTAGCTGGAGCTGGTAAAGAGATTAATACTGAGCGAGAGGATGAAGCTTCGTATCAAACTTTGTCTGCTCTCGGAAAATTATACGCAGATATTGCTAAAGCGAAAGAAGAAGGTAGAAAAGAAGATGCTAAAGCTTTGGAATCGCAGGCTGACTTGCTGAAAGTTAGAGAAGAATTACATACGTTAACTATGGAGGCGTTTGAAGAGCAGGCTAAGTCTACAGGCGTTGCGAAAGAAAACGCCAAAGAAGAATATGATAATTATGGTAGAGTAGGTTCTAGAATTGAAGAAATTATGCAGTTGCAGAAATTGTACAATATTACCGTTGCTGAAGCTGTGGATATGCTTCTTGGAATGGAAGATGTTGGCAAGTATTTTGAGATTAGCACTGCTGAGGCTAATAAGTTAGCTAAAGCCATTGAAAAAGTTGGCGATTATTGGGCTGATTTTTGGAAGAGCATAAGACAATCTGGTGAGAATAGTCAGATTAGAAAAATTTCTAGTTGGATTGATGATATTGATGTCGGTCGTGATATGGAAACTGATGCTATGCGTGAAGGTGGTGCTGGCGAGGGAGCTATAAGTGAAGCTTCTCGGTCTTATCAGGAAATGATTAATGTGCTTTCAGATTATAGAGAAAATATGCGAGATGTTCAAGCTGAAGTTGATGATTTAAATGATGATTTGCGCGCTATGGACGCATTGATTAAACAAACAACTGTTAGTTTAAAGGCTGAGAAACGAGAACTGAAATCTTGGCAAAACCAATTAGATGATATTAATGATACTATTAGCGATTTAACAAGTGCTAGGTTTAAAGACCAAACGGCTACTGAAGCTTTAATGTCTGCCGGTGAGAGATGGCTTAAGAAAGAAGAACTTGCTGAAAGAGGTATTACTGATGCTCATGGTTACATTCAAGAAATGTTAGGTAAGAGTGAACATGGTTATTATAAATTATTTGATAGTATTACTGCTGTTAATAATGCCGCCAATGATGGTATGCTTACTTATAAGGCGTGGCGTGAAACGGTTAGCGCGTTTATTGAAGAAACTGTTGCCAGTGGTAATAAGTTAGGTTCTAATGTTAGCGGTTCTGTTACTCAATATCAGACTATGCTTATGGGCACTACAGAATATCAGGAAGATTCTGGTGCTGAGAGTGATAGAATTAATGAAGTTGAACAAGTTATTAGAAATTTAAAAGATTCGTATGCAGTTTATTATGGAGAAATGCAAGATGACGTAGCATATTCTGTTCAGGCTCATGAAGATGAAGCTAAGGGCGTTTATGAAAGTAGTGAGCAAGTGGTTAGTGCGTTGAAAAATGAGTGGGTTGCTCAGAGTCAGGCCGCCGCTATGGTCAAAATTCATCAGGGTAGAGTTGACGCATTGACATTATCATTGGAAAATCAACGGTCTGCTTATGACGGCATTAAGACTAAGATTGATGAGTTGAAAAGTAAGTTTGATGAATTGATTAGTAAAGCTAAAGCGGCATTACAGGCTATGCAGGCAGCTCTTGAGATGAAAGACGCTAAACGAGAAGCCGCTTTAGGGGAAGAATCGTCTTCTAGCGGTTCAGCTTTACTTAGTTCATCGTATGACCCAAAAAATACTCAAGAGTATGAAGATTCGAGAAGCGCGTATATGGCAGATGTTTTTAAACTGCAAGGGGAGACTAATATGAGTAAGGGATATGATGTGGATTCTTGGAAGGTGAATGGAACTCCTAAAGTTGATAGACCCGTTTCTGATAATAATGCCCAACCGGGCGTCAGTATTGCTAATGTCATTATTCAGGGCGTTACTGGCAGTGCTAGTGATTTTGCGGACGCATTTGTTAGAGAAATACAGAGAGAAACGAGGACGTTATAAAATGGGATATTCAAACTATATTATTTTTGGAGGGGTTGTTTTACACGTTAAGAATTGCGTTCCGTTTACTAGACAAAAAAAGTATAAACAAGTTATGGGTAAGAGTTTAGCGCAAGTAGATATTATTGGGTTGGACGACCAACAGACTGAATTAAGTATTACAGGAGACATTTATGGAACAACACAAACTAATTTAGATACTAATAGAGCAAGTATACAAGCGTTGGATGTTGCGAGTGCGTTTGTTTTAGTTGATGGTTTACATGATGGCACTTATTATATTGTGCCGAGCAGTTTAAAATTTCAAGATAATGCCAATGAAGACGCTGGAATGAAGTATAGTTTTAGTATGCAGTTGGTTGAGGAATGATTCTACATGACAGAGTATAAATACAAAGGACTAGTAATATTGTTAACAATGGTGTTGTTAGGTGGGGCTGTGTTCACAGTAAGTATTTTAGATGATAGAGTTGTTGTTGAGCTTCCAGTTAGTGAAGGGTGTGATGATGGTCTTACTTTAATTGTTCATGATGATTATATGAAAGTAAAATGTGGTTGGCATGTTGTTTTTGAGAGTAAAGAGTATGTTGATTATTGGCGTACTTATGGTGTTAATGAAGACACAGGTGAGGATGCTTGGTGGGTGCAAGATAATAGAAAAGCAAGTTTAATTGATGTTTATGTTGTGGATGAAACCCCCGGTTATTTCGTTGTTAGAAAAGAAGTCCCTTATTATAAAGGTTATAGTGGCACTGATGGTTTATTAGTTATTGATTACATTTTTACTAGTGATAAAATTAAGTGGAATTATAATTTCACTCATGAGAACACAGCTAAACATAGAATAAGACTTAAAATTATAAAAGATAGAACTGATGATTATGAATACGATTTTAGCCCTGATGATATGTTGTATGTTGGTATGGTTGACGGCGAACATCATTATGGGAATATTAAGGGCAATTTATTTATTGACCCAGTAATTCAGATAGCTAGTGAAGGCCAGTACCAGCAAAGTTTCTGGGAGCCTTTTGATAACGAAACAGATATTCAATCTAAAACAAATGTTACAATAAGTGGTGGATTAGCTAGTTTATATTCTAATGATACTGGTTATGTTTATTCTACTAATATTAGTGTTGGTACTAATTGGAGTAGAGTTAATTTAACTACTAAAACTTGGGATGATGGTGTTGGTAATAACGGCAGTGTTAAATGCAATGTCAGTCAAGATAATAGTACGTGGTTTGATTTAAGCAATGTTGGCGATTCCAAACTTTTTTCTACAACTACTCAATACTTTTTTTATCAGTGTTTTTTGGATAATAATGGTACTACTAATGTTAGTATTGACAGTCTTAATTTTACTTTTGGAGAAGCTATTTGGGTTGAAAGTGTTAATGTTACCCCGCTAAACCCTTTTATTAATAGTGTGTTAACTTGCAATTACCAATTTTTTACTACAATAGGGGCGGATGAAAGTGTGGTTAATTGGTATGTTAATGGCGCGATTACTTCAAGTGAATGGACAGATGTTGATGCAACAAAAAATATAACGACAGATAAGAATGAACTTGGGGGGAGTGGTTGTTTTTATGTAGCTTATCCAGCGGCAAACGGGAATGATGGAAATTTTGCTACTTATGCTCTTACTGATAATAGTGTGTGTATGGATTATAGAGCTAATTATACGTTAGAAAGAAATACTTCTAATGTTAGTCTTGTTAGTAAAGGGAGCGCTCAAAAAAATTATTGTTGGAATTGGTCGGAAAGTGATTGGATTTATTTGGGACAAAATGATTTAATCGACGTTGATAATATAAGCACGTATTCTGTTGTTGATGATTGTGTTGTTGATAATGAAGTAAATACTAAAATTACTATGTTGACTGCATTTGATAGGAAATTTTATGAAGCGGGATTAACATATACAACAGTGTCTCCTTCTTTAGATAGTTCTTCTTTTGCACAAAACGATGATGTTTTTTGTAAAGTAACTCCTTATGATGGAACAACTTACGGTGTAACATTAAATTCATCTAACACAGTAAGTATTAATTACACAGGTGCTTTAAATTTCACAGTTGAAGGATATAATATTACTAAGAAGTTTGAACAAAGCACTAGTCCAAATATTAGTTGCACGATTTATGACACAATTGATGGAGCAGAAGTTTCGACAGTTGAGGCATGCATATCTATTGACCTTGAAGGTTACGGAACAAATTATGTTTGTGATAACGGAACTGTTAATGTAACTTGGGAGATTCCTTATGTTAGTTTGACTAAGTGGAACACTTCGGTCACGAGTATTAATGCTACTGATAATGGCACTATTACATTTGATTTAGAAGATTATTATAATGTTCTTAATTTAACATTTGATTTGTGGAATTATAATTATACTGAAGATGCTACGTTAGATGTGTTAAATGATAATAGCGTTGAAATTAATTTAAGAGGTAATTTCAGCGAGGACTGGCTTAATGAGAATAGATTTGCAGATGATAATGTTAGTAAGGAATTTTTCTTATTGACAAGTACAAGTGTTAGTCATAATTTATTATTGAGCACTGCTGGTAATTTTACTGAGAATATTACTTTAACTATTAATGCTTCAGAGAGTAATCCTGTTGAACTTGATTATGAGGAAACATGGTTGTCTGATGAATACTTTAATGATACTGGCAGTTATAATGGGGCGTTGCCCGTATTTGTGTTAGATTCTTTGACCTCTGAGCGTAGTGGACGATGGAATTTCGATATTACTGGCGGGGGTACTGCCAGTTATGACGCAATCGATGAAAGAGTAGAGTCTTATAGTTATTCATATACTGGTTGGTGCCCTTCTTCTACTTCTATTGAGGAAACTGATAATTCATGGGCAAACACTAAAGATGCGGTTATAGACCTTATTGGTAATACGAGAGTTGATGTTGATTTGGTAATTAGTTTGTCTGGATATGACCAAGATTCTAGTAGTTGTACGACTGACAGTGCTTATTATAATAGTAGAGCTTATGTTTATATTAGTTATGGTACGAGTGGCGGAACGTATGATGTTGCCCTTGCTACTTTTAGAAAAGCCTATGATAATTGTTATAATGATGGATGTGGCGGCACAGAAACTTTAAGTTTGCGAAAAACTAGTGATACTCAGTGGGCTGTGTATTGGGGGGCATCTCTTTTAAGAACTGTGACTATAGCTGAAGATGTTAAAACTTATTTGACAGTTAAAACTCTTACTTACGCAACTTGTAGAAAGGCAATTTGTGGGGGCAGTAGAGCATCAAGCAGTGCTACCGCGGCTTTAGCTGAAATAAGTTATGGCGGTTTTGGAAAGAATTGGAGTGGTACTAATTTCACTAACGGCAATTATACCGCAACAAGCGATATTCTTATAAATTCAGGCCCGACCGATACAGTAAGTATTTCGCCAACATATTACACTAGTGAAGCTGATGCGAGTTGTACTGCGACTTTTTTTGTTAGTGCTGATGATGGTGCTAATTGGGACGATGTTGCCAGTGAGACTTTTCACACATTTGACACCCCGGGCTCTATTATAAGTTATAAGATAGAAGTTAATGATACTGCGGACACTACTGGCGATAATTGTGGTGTTTATGGAGTTAAGATAGAGGTAGCGTCTAGTTCGCCGAACAATACTGTTATATATTTTGGCACTAGTTCAGAAACTCCTAGTTATAATTTTACAGGTGTGTTGAATGAAACGAATACTCCAATGAGCATAAGTTTTTCTGCGAGTATTCTTAATGATTACGTTGAGGAGTATTGTACAGGAGTAACTTGTACAGTTCCATTGTTGTTAGTCACTGATTCTGGCACTGGAGGCATACTTACCGTTCATAATATGAGTTTCAACCAGACTTTAGATGATGTGTTTGTTGAAGGAACAGATATTAATACTTATTTAGATGGGTGTAGTGGTACTTGTTCTGTTAATATTACAGTAAATAGAAGTAATGATGGAATTATTAAATTCAGTGATTTAAACGTTTTGTATTATGGAAGTGGAAATATTAGTTTGCAGTGTGAAAGTTCTACTGAAAATCTCACTTCTGATTATACATTACAAGTTAGGCATTCACCATTTACTGTGAATTTTGTGTTGCCTCAGATTAATAGTTGGGATATGTACCCCAGTAGTGTTAATGCTAAGAATGTGCAACCATTTGGCCAAACAAGTGTTTCCTCTATTTACATTGCTAATTTTACTGGTGGCGAAGAGGCTACTGATTTATATATGAGTTTAAATAACACTATTGATAGTTGGTTCACTGTTTGGACTACCAACACTAGTAGTTATACCACAAATGCTGTTGTGTTGGAGACTGATGTTGATAATAAAATTTGTGACGGGATAGCTGTGGATGGCAGTTGTAATATTTGGATGTGGGCTAATTTAACTGCTTGTACTAGTGTTGGAATACCTAATTTCCAATGGAACAGTATGTGTCATGATTGTGTAATTACTGTCGATTCTTTGGAAGGTGATTAGAATTGGTTATTAATCGACCCACTACTGTAAGTAAATCTGGCACTATTCATTTACCTGTTATAGACAATAGAGCGCCTAAAGTTATTATTAATGTTGATGATAATGATGGCGTTACTCATACAGTATGTGATACTGTTACTGGAAGCAGTGCTAATAATTGGTGTATAAGTTGTAAGATTACTCGACCTGTCACTTCTAAGTTAGGGAATTTCTCTATTCGTCTTGCTAATACTGAGGGCAAGTGGCTTGAGAGTTTTGATGGTGGAGAAACAGTAGCTATTTATGCTGATTATGTTGATGGCACAACTCGTATGTTTACGGGCAAGATTGATAATGCTAAGTATGGGGTTGATGCTAATACAGGGTTTTATGTAGAACTTGACGGTAGAGATTATCCGGAGTTTGTTGATAAGACTATGACGAATTTACATGCGGCCGCTCTTGTGAGTGAGGCTATTGGAGACATTTTTAATCAAGATTATACTGATATGACATTAGTTTTTTGGAATGGCAGTGTTTGGGCTGAAGCTACTTATGATAGCGAAAGCGAGACTATTACTTGGAGTGACACGGTGACAACTTTTCCAACTGTTAGAGTGAATATGCAATACCAACATAAGAAAGGTTTAAGTATTATTAGTGAGATGTTAGACCGTGGTGGTCTTGGTGGTTATGTTTGGTGGGATGGTAGTAAGTGGACGCTACGAACGTTTTTGACAGACACCATTGAGAATTTAGATGCGAATGTCGCTTACGGTATTAATTTGATTAGTGCCGGAGAGTATGGATTTGAGAACACTAGTGTTTTTAATCGTACATTTGTTTATGGTAAAATGGAGAGCGACAATATTATTTTGTTAAAGATGGAAGAAGATACTAGTAGTCAGAGTGATTTGTGGATTAAAGATTTAATTGTTAGTGCTCCTGAACTATCTACTGTGACTGAAGTTGAGGAGAAGGCTGAGTTTGAAATAGATAAAAATAGTACTCAAACTAACACAGGCCGATTTAATATTATTGGCACGCCAGAGGTTAATCCGGGTGAACAAATTGCCGTTGGCATGCCTTACTGTAATTGCAGTGGATTACATACTGTCACACAAGTTTCTCATAATATTGGTAAAACATTTACTACTACTGTTGAGGTTAGTAAGAATTTGCAGACTGTGGCTCAAGTGTTTAAGCAGAAGGCTAACCCTGATGATTTTGACCAAGGAACCACTAATTTGAACAGTATGACTGATAGTTATACAGCATTTTTTGATGACATTGAAGAAGGAGTCGCTTATAGCGATACTGAGGTTGTTGATGGTAAATTGAAGCTTTCTAGTGGAAAAATAACTGGTAATGCTGTTTCTGCCACTAAAACTTTAGATTACAATGTTAGAAAGTGCGAACTTAGAAGGTTTAGTAATTCTGAAACAGACGATGACGAGTATTTTGTCACCAATGATGGCGGTAGTACATGGGAAGAATTTGATTTTACTACTGGGCTAGCTCATAATTTCGCTACGGCTGGTAATAATATTGCTTGGAAGATTAACATGGAACGATATTCTAGTACTTCTACAAGCCCTTCATACGACGCTTTCTGTATGTTAGTTAAGGCTTAAGATTTCTAAGAAGCCATAGGATGCTCTCTAAGCAACGATAATTCTGGAGTGTTCCTACACGTTTAAGCAATTAAAGTTCGGTAGGTGCAAAGTATAGCAACCTCAGAGCATTCTATACTATAGAAGTAGAGCTTATAGTTTATTATAGATATAATCAATAATTAACGATGAAATAGAATTAAAAAAAATTAAAACCAAAAGCTTATTCTTGGTCTAGTTTAACATTAGCCGCTTTAGGGCCTCTGTCGCCTTCAGTAACGTCAAATGTTACCGCTGTATTTTCTTGTAAATCTTGTGGGCTTGTTTCAATAAGGTCAGTTATGTGAACGAATACTTCGCTACCATCTTCTCCTGTAATAAATCCAAATCCTTTTGTTTCGTTGAAAAATTTTATGTTTCCTTTCATTTTGTTTATATTCTCTCATTATTTGTTAATAAAAAATAATTACATTGTTATGTTATGTGTTGTTATACTTCTTAACACCATATTTATAATACCACTTAGTGTTATTGCACCGCCAGTTTGTAAGTCTACTGAAAGAGCTGTTATAACGCCACCAACTATTGCTAAAGCATTAATCCAGAATGTTTTAGATTCATAAAATCTTTTTGTTGGGTTAACCATATTAATCACCTTTTATTATTGTAATATTGAAAGAAACTGTATTAACAGTTTCCTTTCTGACCGCCTTTTTTGCGACCTGTGCCTTTAGTCGTAGAAGTTGTTCTTCGACCTCGACCTTTGCCTCGCCCATCGCGAGGACCTATAGAGCCCTTATTTGGACCCGTTCCGTTTTTTGTTGGCATATTAACCACCTCAAATTTAATAAAAAAAATAAAAAAATTATATAAGAATTGAATTTTCATTCATTCTTACTTGAAACAAATGTTTGCTATAACAACACCAGAAGGCATTTCAACAACAACTTCATCTTCTTCAACATTGTCCTCGATATTTTTAACCACAAAACCCGCGGTTGTAAGAACATCTGTATCTGTAGTACTAAAGTTTTTGCCATTAATAACAACATCATCTATATCTACCTGTTTAGCATTAGTACCGAGTCTAGAGGCATCAATATTAGCATTTATTGATATTTCTCCAAATGTGTAGATACCGTTGCTTGTTGGGGTTGATGTAGATGTATTTGTACAGTTCCACTCGGGTGAGGTTGTTTCATTTGTACAAACTTCAGTTATCGTTGGGTTTGATACATTTTCACAACTACATTCGAATCCTGTCATATTTATTGTTTCAATTGTCGGTTCAAATGTAGTGTCTTCATACTCAACAGTTAGTGTTGAAGTATTCTGCCATTCATTATCTGAGTCTTTATAGATATATAAAAATCCGTCAAATCCAACTTTGCTCACTTCATCAGTACCAACTGAGAAGTAATCACCATCAGCTTCTAAAAGAAGAACTGGTACACCATCAGGTCCGAAACAGCCATCAAAACCAATGTTAACACTAACGTATTCTGCTTCTTCTAAACTCATAATACCAAAATTGATATAATTATTAGGAAGACTCATGTATTCGTTAATAGCAAAAGCAGGGGTTTCATCATCAACTCTGTAATACTTTTCAGAATTAAAAAGACTGATTGAAACAAGTTTGTCTGCTGTAACATTAATTTCATATTCCCAGAGGTCAAGGTCTTCGTCAAATGATTCTCCAGTAACAATATCGTACTGAATTTCATCATCCCAAATTCTGAATTCTAAGATATCTCCGCCTGATGTTTCTTCTGCTTCGTTTGCTAGAACTTCGCTTATATAGATGTAGTAGTCTCCAACATCATCAGATTCGCCAACATGCATAGCGCGTGACATTTCACCATTAATTACAAGCTTAACATCAGGATTAGTATAATCACTGATTATTTTAGCTGTAACAACAACTTCTTTACCATTAACAAGTAGAGTTTTTGTTTCGCCTTCTTCAAGCATATACTTGTCGCCTTTGACAATAGTTATCATATTAGTATCAGCAAATATAATCTCAAGTTCTTCTCCTAAGAAAACAATCTTCAGACTTTCATTAGCACTAATATCTGATGTAAAAACATCATCATCAAATACGTATTTGTATACGACTGCTTCATCGGCATTAATGGTCATATAAGGTTCATCGCCAAACTCATCATCGCCAAGTTCAGAGGTTGTTACTTCAACATCTGTAGTTAGAACGAGTTCTTCATGAACATCAATTTTTCCGCCGTCGAACTCAATTTGAGTGTCGAGCAATCTTATCATGTCGTTGTCGGTTAGAGTATCTGCAAAATCAGTATTAAGACTTACATCTTTAATAAGTTCACAAATGTCTTCTGCCGTAGCACAAGCTAATTCCACTTCAACAAGTTGTGCTTCTAATACAGCTATTTTACTTGCCAGTTCAGCTACTTCTTCACCTTTAACATCGTTAGACGCTTCAAGTTCAGCTTTTGCTTTCTGGAAATCTGCAATATCTGTGTTCAGATTACTTGTTTCCATATTTAACTTTTCCACAGTAGAAATACATTCTGCTTGTAGTGTGGAAAGTTTTGCTTCATAACTAGTTTTTACATTGTTCTGAGCGGTTTGAACTTGCGTATTAAGTTCATCTTGTGTGTACGTAGGAGTGCAACCTGCTAATCCCAACATACCAATAACCACTAAGAGCGTTATAAATCCAGCCATTAGTTTTCCTTTCTTCATTGTTTACCACCTTACGATAGTTTTTTTAATTTTCCCCATATATAGATTAATTTAATTTATAAATTAAACTATGGAGAATGAGTGTTATTTATCTTTTATTTTTCATCTTTTCAGACGACATATATACTAATATAATAGTTCTAGTATATAAATGTTTCTATTTAGACAGGCGTGTTTATAAGCCCTTTCTTATTCGGACTCTCAAATTAACGACTTCATTATACAATTTATCCCAATTTCCAGAGAAATAGTACTGTAATTGTGTGTAGGTTTCGTATGCTTTCATATCTGTAACGCTAGTACAGAGTTTAATAACGTGCTTTTCATAGTTTTCAGGGTTTAAAGGTATTTTTTCCATCAGAATTGGATTACTACTGTTATAAGTACGCCATTTAGTCTCTTTTTTGATATGTCTTTTGTTCTTTTTGCCTTTCAAAGGAGGATATTTGATAGTTCTCCAGACTCTCTTAATCCCTATATATTCCATACCAGTATCTATCTCAACTATACGATACACAAATCCTACATAATCATCAAGATTAACAGGGATTCCAATCCATTCAAGATTTTTTGTCATTTTTCTTACTCTTCTTAAGTAGTGCATTATCATCTTCACAGATAACATTGACCGGTTTCGTTTCAAAAATAAGCGTGTCAATAAACATTCTATCTTCTTGAAAATCAACTAGCCATCCAGAAAGAACTAACGTCTCTTTAAAGTTATTCATGTCCTGAACAAAATCAAGTAGTTCGTGCATGTGTCTTACTGTTATGATTTTTTTCTTGAATTTTTCTTTTGGCATTTGAGTGTACCTCTAATTATTTCATTATCCAAAATAATTTTCTTTAACGCTTTTTGGGGGTTTAGTGTTCATATTATCAATTTCAGTCTTCATTTGTGCTAACACTTCAGGAGGAGCTTCAGATAAAGGGAGTTTAACTTTTAAAACCTCTTTAGCCAATTGCTCTGGCGTTGGAAATTTTGAAAATAAACCACTCAATTTACCTATAGCTTTTAAAGTTTCTGACAGCATTTTTTCCAATATTTTTATTTTGAAAAACAGAAACGCTATGACACCTATCATACAAGCATTTAAACAAGTCAACACTATTACCATACTTTCTATTAAAACCATTTATCAATCACCTATTTAAACTCTAATATGTACATCATACTCTTTACCACTGAAAGTAGCCTTAGCACAACCAATCTTAAGAGGGGAATATCCTTTGCTTTCAGCATAACTGCCTTTCCACTTCAAATAACCGCCAGTAAGCACATAAACCTTCTTACGTTTTTCTAAAGTCTTATCTTTTTTATTAACTTCATGATAAACTTGGTTATATGTAGCTAAATTATGTGTGTGCCCCATAGCATAAACGTCCGCTTGAGCAAACACACCATATTTCATACATGAATTAAGAGCGCCTGCAACAGTAGTGCTTCCAGTGCTTCCATGAGCCGTATGTAAGATATATGTTTGGGTTCCAATTCTCAAATGATGGAAACATGAATCTCCCAAGTATGGAACTCCTATAGCCTTAGCAATCACTTTCTCAGGACTGATAGTAGTCTCATTGTACATTCTATTACCATGATTACCATTGTGTATTCCAACTATTTTGTCAGCAATTGGCCCGAACAAGTCAATAGCGCAATTAATTTGCTCTTCTGGGGTCATATTATCATCAAAAGACCCTGCTCCTATACTGTGTTTTAAAGCACAATTTATAGTGTCGCCCATCATAATAACTTTAAGATTTTTCTGTTTCTTAATCCAGCTTGTCATCTTAATAACTTCTTCCATATCACAATCTTTTGACCCAAGATGCTGGTCTCCAAAAAATAGGACATCTACTGTACTTCCTTTAACGTCATCGCAATTTATTCGATTTACCTTCATTTTATCACCTAACTTAGTTTTTTAAGTTGTTCTTCTAATCTTAACGCGGAATGCTTCCAAAAAGCAACTTCCGAACCATTCTTTTCTGCTAAAGCTTTCATTTCTTTCACTAAACTATTAAGTAGGATGTTCTCCCTTATAAGCCTTTCTATTTTTGTTTCCGGCTCAACAATCTTTTTCTTTACCATTTTTCTCGATTTCAGCCTGTATTGGCTCTAAAGGATGTCCATACGCACATTTGGGGTCGCAAAACATACACATTTCTTGGCAAGATGGACAATTATAGTTTTTAAAGTTATTACGAATGAAATTCCATTGTCCATTACAATTTCCATGTTTGATATGGTCTCTTTCACTTGTAGATAACGCACTATCAAATATGAATTTTGCGTCATGAGGCTTGTGAACGCTCAACAAAAATCTAGCCATTCTAAATCTATTCAAATTTCCTTTATGGCTTTGTCCCATTAAATTCTTCATACAAGGCGGATAGAGAGTCAGCCCCTCTACAATTTCAACACTATGCTCAAGTTTGACATGTTTCGCTTCGCTTATGAAATCTGGATTGATTTCTCTAGCCCAATACTTCATATCTAACGTGTTTAGAGTAAAAGGGCTTACATTGCAAGTTTTACTATTAACCAAAATACTCTTGTAATCCTCATCCAAACCTACTGGAATAGAGTATAATTTAGAAAACATATTAATACTTCCCACACATAATTCAGTTTCAGTTAAGAGCGTGTTGTTTTTCCCTAAAAAATTATAATCAGGAGTTTTACCTTTATGCATTTTGCGAATGTTATTTAAGTGTTGATTTAAAATTTTAATAAAGTTAGCGGTTCCTCCATATCTAGTAATAGTGCTATTAGATTTAGAACTTCCAGAAGGGACAATAGCATACGCTTTAAGACTTAACCCGTCAAATATCCATGTAAAAATATTAGGGTAAACCAATTCTATAATATTAGCCTCTTTTAAGTTCTTAATAAGTAATTGAATTGAGCTATCAACAAAAATATCAATATGTGTTGGTTTTAAATCATGAACAAACAACATATTTCCATTTACGTATTCTACGCTTCTATGTATTTCATGTTTTGAAAGGTCAAGTTCTTTAATGTCTTCACTTTCAGTGAGAATTTTTCCATACTCCTCATGTTTCTTATTTGCGTATTTGACCATGTGGAATATACTATCGGCTTTAAACGCATTTATGTGGTCTAATTGATTGTTCATTATTTAACCTCCGAACCAAACACTGAGAGTTTTAACACTTGCGTCCATTTCAGGGAATTGCCCGAAACCGCAAGCCTTAAATATTTCTTCAAGTTTGGCTTTAAATATTCTGTCATACATTAATTTATAATCAATCTTAAATCCTTCTGGTATAAACTCGTCAAACGCAATTATTTTAGTTAATGGATAACCTTTAGGAACGCTTTTAACATATATCCATTTAGGCTTGCTTCCTTTACCAAATCTTGCGCCTAAAAACTTGTTACAATATCTTGCTCCTGTAACTATAGGAGGAGAGCCAGTTTTTCTAGTCTTGCCATCCTCACCTTTAACTGTGATTCCATACTCTTTTAATTCTTTGGAGATTCCTTTTGGAAAACCAATTTCTTCATCAGAAATTTTTTTATTACGAATTTTCTTCTCTATGTCCATTAAAAAATCAGTGACTTCGTGTTTATCACTGCCATTTAAGACCATATTCAAAACTGTTTCTTGAACCATTCTAGATATTCTTGGCACATCACTGCGAACAGTGTCAAATCCTGTGAACTCAACTTTATCACTGACAGGCTTACCATCAGCCCATAATAATAAATAAGCGTACTTTTTCTTAGCTCCTTCTCCGCTGTTTCGTTTCTCAACGAACAAAATTCGTTTAAACACTTTTTCAAACTCCATCTCTAGAGTGCAATTATCGCTACCGTGCTCATTCACAAATTTAATATAAGATTCGTTAATAAGATTAACAAGAGTTTTGCCTTCACTTAATAGCTTAAATAAAGATGTTTCTTTAGATTGAACGTATACCGAGTCAGTATCGCCATAAATAACTTGATACGTTTTATCTTCCAATACTTGTTTAGTATGTTTAAGTAGTTTTCTTCCCATGATAGTTACTGATTCAGCAACTTCTGGTTTATAAAGTCTTGATTTAGGGAAGCCTAAATAACCATAAATACTTTGCCCGCACCAGCAATATTTATTATTTCTTCCAGCTAACAAAGTATGATTATCTTCAACTTCTACACAATACACTTTGCCAGAATTATTTTTTGTTCGAGTAATGTTTTTTTTATGTGGTTTCCAATTACACTTATCAAAAATTATTCTGAAAAAATGTTGGTCTTTTTTCCATCTAACTCTACATCCTAAATTTGTAAGTATGATTAATAATTGGTTTTTTAATTTTTCGGAAACAGTAGTGTACTTATTTAGATTTTTATGACCGTCTCCTTTATATAAACACTCGAAAAACAACTCGTAATCAATCACATCTGTAAATGATGTATGAACGTGCTTTTCGTAAGAATTTTTGCCGCATTTTATTAAATTATCAAACCAAATTGGAGATGAAATTGCAAATCCGTTTTTATTTTTATAATATCTTAATTCTAACTTTTTTAATAAATCTTCAATTTCTTTATAATATAGTGGATTATGTGCTTCATCTTGTGATATGGTAATTTTTTTGGAGATTCCACGATAATTGCCATTATCATACTGTTTTGGTTTGCTTACATATGAACTTCCTTCTGATATGAACCATCCCAAAAGTTTAGAGAAAAGACTGTTTTCTATATAAGGCTTAACTAAATAACTATTATTATAATGTCTATATTTAACAAACACGTTAAAACCATGTAAAAATAATTTTTTTAATTCGTCTTCTGTGCAAATAACTTTACATAGTGTTTTGTTAATTTTTTTGAATTTATAATCAGTATTTGGCACTGCCTTCTTTATTTTTTGTTTTAAAGTTCTCAAATCCACATTTTTTTTAATGAAAAAAACATAGTCGTTTACGTTTACATTTGCAAATAAACTTATGTATTTAGATAAAATTTGTGTGCGACTATTATGTTTTGGAATGGTATAACTAGTTTTCCAATATTCTGCATTAACAAAAAATCCTCTTTTGTCTGAAGGGGTAGTTGCTAACATGTTATGATTAGGCGTGACCATCAAATCCATATTCTGCGTCTTAAAATGGCACATCTCACCAGTATAATCATATTCATATGTTCTTGTTACTTTTTTAGTTTGTAATTGTTTAGTGTTAGGTTCTATAGAAAACACTTCATCTCCTTTTTTTAAATCTTTTATATTTCGTTCGCCTGTTGGAGTAAGTACATTAGTATCATGAGAAAAACAATTAGCAAGTACTTTAACAGCGTATTGTCTGAAATGATACATGAGTCTGTCTTTTTCTTTCTTATTACGTATAGCTTTAAACATAAGCTTTTTATAACCATTACGTTCTATTTCCAAATCCATAATAGTTTGCGGTATAAGTCCACAACCACTATCAAATCCTAACTCATCAGTTAACTTAATATTACCATTGGGATTGAATGTTTCGTAACTTATATTAAAGCTTTTGATAAGATTGGGATACATTCCTTTAATGTCCAGTGCTAACACGTTATCATATAGTCCGGGTACTGGTTCTAAAACATGTGCACCGCTAAACTTGTCTCCATCATTGTTCTTTTTTGATGGTAATACTTGTTTACCTGAGGTTTTTCTAAGTAGTAATCCGTCCACTAAAACTGAAGTGTGAAAGATTCTGTCCATGTTGGTACAGGCTTTACAACATATAGTGCTGAAAAAATCTATTATTTTTAGTTCGTCGTTAATCTGCATGACTAATTCAACGTCGCGCATGTTGTATTCTAATAGTTCGTTTGGTTTGTTGAGCCACATTTCGTGGAAGCTTTCTTTGTGTGAGAGCTTTCCAGTTCCCAATACTTGTTGGGCTGTGAATTCTAAACTGTATGCTTCAGCTTGACCTTGATTACTGATTTTTCTGAAATGTTTATAACATTCCATCATATCCATAACAAGACGACCTTTTATTATCGTGTCTTTGTAATTACTATCTATTCTCACATGCCCCATTGGAGACATTACAGAATAGTCTAATCTAAATCCATCCATACGTCTGATTAAGTATGTTAAGTCGAAATCTTTAACGTTCCATCCAGTTATAATATCAGGGTCGTACTCATTAACAAATTTTACAAAGCGTGTGAGCATAGCTTCTTCAGTATCAAATACGAACGTATTTTTGTCCTCTTTAATATCTATTGTGCAATCAGGATGTTTATAAAGCATCTTAATTTTATCTTTAGTAAAACTATCTTTAAAAGAAATGGCCGTAATGCATTTATCAGCAGTTTCCGTATCTGGAAATCCTCCTTCATCAGTGGTTTCTATATCAAAACCAAACACTCGTAATTCATAAGGGGGTACTTCTCCAATCACATCTATTAAATATCTTTGATTAAATGGAATGTCTGCTTCGTATGTTTCAGTGAAAAGTGTTTTGAGGTCGTATACATCAATAGATTGTTTAACAAATATTTTTTTAACGTCTTGCCCCATTAAAGACTTGAAACCATGCTCAATGCCTGTGATTTTATAGTCATCAGGCACGGTTTCTGATTCGTTAACATAAAAATAAGGTCGAAAGTCAGACACAACATCAACAATCTTGTTGTTATCAGAATCTCTTCTGAACACCACAATTTCGGAAACATTATTTTTTTGTCTGCTTTCAACTAAGAATGTCAAGTTTCAATTCTCCAAACACGAATAATTTATAAGCTTACACGTATTCTGTGCTCAAGCCCCGATAATTTAAGTTTAGGACTTCCTTTTCTTGAAGGTTCCATGTTTTGGACATGGGCATAACTTCCCCAATGTGATAAATAACTACCAGTAATAAGATAATGTTTTTGGCTTTCTTCAATCATTTTATTACGTTTGTTAATATTATAATAATTTTGTACGTGATGACTTAGTTGGTGTAAATGCCCTTGAGCATATATTTCGACATCAATCATATTAGCTAGTTTAATAGTATTAGCTATTTTAGTATGTGGCAATCTAGCGCCTGAAGAACCGTGTGTAGTGTACATCGTATAGTTTTCATCGCCTACTCTAATGTAATGTGCCGCTCCAACGCCTAAATATGTAATGCCTAGTAATTGACTGAATACTTTAGCTAAATTAGCGCCTGAATGATTGAACACTCGTCGTTCATGATTTCCAATGTGATTACCTAAAATTAAGCCTTCATCAGCGAGTGGTTTATAAGTGGCAACGGCTCTTTCTAATTGCTCTTGTACCATATCATCTTGTTCAAAAACTCCACCGCCTATACTATCTTTAGTAGCAGTTTCTAATTCATCTCCCATTAGAATAATAGGGATATTGTTTTCAAAACACCATTCAACATTTTCATTATGTAAATCCGAATCGTAATATTTGCTTCCAATGTGCTCATCTCCCATAAGAACAATGATTTGTTTATCAGTGTCAAATTTGTGTTGGTGAACTTTACGTTCTAAGTTTTCTTTAACAAGAACTTCTTGCCATGCTTGTTTGTTAGAAACATTCTCTTGTTTATTTCCCATTTTGGTTAGCCCCCTTCATAATCCTATAAGTTCTCGTTCTGTCTTATCATACCCAAACTCTCTAGCTATAATTGGCTTTAAAAAAGTGTAATTTATAACAGATGTGTTTTTTTCGAGTTCATTAAGAGTCCACCTAAAGTATTTTGCAACGTCTTTATAAAAGAATTTAGTTTTGGTGTCATCTTTGAATTCTCTGGGGTACGCAATAAATTTGTTTAACATATTAATTAATACAAGTTCAGATATATAAAGCTTTCTATATCCGCCAAAAATCTTTCGATTGATGCGTTGGCATCCTTCAATGTTAGGCTCATGACCTGAAGCCCAAATAAGCATTGGAACAAGAAGCTTTTCGTTAAACTTCTCTCCTCTTATCAGTTTTTTAAATGAATCAGTAAATTCGTTTGCCATCTTGTATAGGGTCTTTCTGTAGATATTCTGCTTTAACACAGCCACTTTCAACTTTTCCGCTTTCAAAGTCATGAATGACCTCTTCAACGATTCTCATGACCGCTTCAATATCATAAGTGCCTTTAGTAAATATGTATTCTTTATGCTTCATTTTTTCACTTCCCAATTTTCTAAATTCACCTCTTTAGAATCATCATTTTCTGGCAATTCACAAATGTAATAAATACTCATGCCAGAATACAACTTTGGAATGTAAGTTAAAATTTCATTATAAACATCATTAAATATAGTTTCTTTATATCGTTTCTCTTGTTTGACAACTTCAGCTCTCTTACCATCTTTACTACTTAAGCCTATTTTAGGATGGTGTAATACTTTACCAGTAAGTAATTTAAGAACGTTCTTATTCTCCGGAGACAAACCATCGACAAATTGTTTCAAGTATTTACCATTGTTAATTCTAACAACATCACAACCAGTTTCTTTAAGCCACTTATCTAAATTTATAGCCGCACTATCAGTTTCTTCAGTAATCTCTATTTTTTCCATGCCACACTTTTCAAATACTGGATTGTATTTACCCATGACTGTAACAACTTCTAAATATTTCTTATTCTTAATAAATGTCATGCTTTCGTTTACAAGTCTCTGACCTAAACCACAAGCTCTATACTTAGGAGATATGACATAACGAGAGCCTCTAATAAATAATTTGTTAATATCTCTGACAACATCTTTGGTCATCATAGAGTATTTCTTATCGAATTTTATTGTTCTACCTTTTGTTTGCAAAAACGGAGGCGAAAACACTGCAACGCCAACAATATCGTTCTTATACCAAGCACTTACTATATTACAGTAAGGGAAGTTAGTCCCTGTGTTTTTATAATGATACTTGCTTAGTCTTTTATAATCACTAATACAGCCTGTTTTAAACTCTACGTCATTGTAAAAACTTATTTTTTTGGGGGTGTAACTTAAGTATTGTATTCTAACGTTATTCATGAATGATTTGGTAACTAAAACAGATGGATTCAAGTCTTCTAAAATGTCAGTATGAGTGGTTGCCACGAACACTCCCATATTGTTTTTTCTAGCTACTCGTTGTAAATTGTACGATATTACTTTAGCTGTTGTCCTATCGAGATTACAGCAAAATTCGTCAATGAATAAAAAGTCTGGTTTAAGACCAATAGCTTTAGCTAATCTATAACGATATTTTTGGCCATCGCTTAATTCACCATACTTTCTTAAGAAAATGTACGCGTCATTTAAGCCCATCATAGACAAGTAATAAATAGACTCGTCCATAGTGTCTCCAATGCTTTCGATAACGACCTCATCATTACATGGGGTTACATCATCTAAAAACAATATCTTTTCATTACTTGGTTCTAATCTATTGATTATCTCTTGTAGTAAGATGGTTTTGCCACCACCACTATCACCAGTAATGTAAACAACATCATCTCTATTAAATCCTATATTGAAGTCTTTATAAACGCTGAACTTTTTAGCTTCATTAATTCCTAACCCAAATGCATTACTAACTTCGATTATGCGTTCAGTTTGTTCTATGACCGTATCGAATTCAACGTTAATATTGTAATTGAATTCTTTATGGTTAGTGAACGCATCTAAGTTCATGGTTTTTCCTCAATGATAGAATATTGTTTAATATATTCTATTAGCATTAAGTCATCTGTATACATATTTTTCAATGGGGCTTTATTAAAAGGTTTCAAGTATCTATCAACGTTTTCTGGAACGTAAATGTTATTATCATCTCCTAATAAAAATAAAATAGAGTTTTTTTTAGCGTCGTCTTTAAAATATAGTTCTGCCACACATTCTACTTTTTCATCTATCGTCATAAGTGCATCTCCTCTAGTTTCTTTCTAATTTGAAGGTTAAGTTCATCCTCATCCCAATTAAAATCCTTAGGAGCAAAGGTTAATACTTGTTTTTGAACGAGTGCCCACAATTCCTTAACCTTCTGATTATCAGTGCAACATTCTTCAATCTTGCTTTGTCTAATAGTGCACTCGTTATCTGGTTTGTAAGCTAATCTATGCGAAGCTAAACTTGGAAAGTTTTTATCAAAATTCATTTCATTACACCTCCTTTAAGAGTAAACGTTTTTCTTTTTTCCATTTCTACCTGTTTGCCGGGATTCCATTGCTTAACTGGTCTTAAATAACCAACAACTCTGGAATACACTTCACAATACTTATTGCAAGTTGGACACTGTTTATGTTCTCCTGAAAGATAACCGCAAGCAGAGCACACACTGAACGTTGGTGTTATACTAAAGAACGGTATGTTAGTTGATTCACAAACTCTTTTGACTAAATTTCTTGTTGTTCTCCAATCATCAACGCGTTCGCCCAGAAAACAATGGAATACGCTTCCTCCAGTGTATAGTGGAAGTAATTCGTTCTGATGAAGTAATGCGTCAAACACGTCTATATCAGCGTCAACTGGTAAGTTAGTGCTGTTAGTTAAGAAAGGGGTTTCTTTAGTGCCACTGAGCATTATATCTTCTCCAAACTCTTTTCTTAAGTTCTTAGCCATTCTATAACTAACGCCTTCAGCAGGAGTTGCTTCTAAATTGTACAAATTTTTGGTTTCTACTTGTATATCGCTGAGAAGATTTTTGATATGTTCTAATATTTTAATCATAAGTGTTTTACCGTCGTCACTCTCAATGCTCTCGCCTAAGAAGTTAAGACAGCATTCATGACCGCCAACAACTCCAATGGTGGAATAGTAGGTTTTAAACGATTTTAAGTATTCTTTAGAGTAAGGAAATAGTCCGTCATCCATGAATTCATTGCACATGTTTCTTTTTATTTCCAAACTGTCTTTGCTTATTCCAACGTACTTATCTATTAATTTGAATAGTTCTTTTTCGTCTGTAGCTACCATGCCCATTTTAGCAAGGTTAAGAGTCACAACTCCAATACTGCCTGTTTTACTACCACTTCCAAATAAACCGCCAGTTTTTTTCTCAAGCTCTTTTAAACTAAGTCTGAGTCTGCAACACATACTTCTGACCATATCAGGGCTTAAATCACTGTTAATAAAATTCTGAAAGTAAGGAATACCGTACTTGCTAGTCATTTGAAATAATAACTTAGAGTTTTCGCCATCCCAATCGAACTCTTTAGTAATATTATATGTAGGTATTGGAAATGTGAAAATTCTTCCTTTTGCATCGCCACCTAACATTATTTCCATGAATGCTTTATTAATCATGTCCATTTCTGTCTGGCAATCTTTATAACAATACTTAAGTAATTGCCCTCCTACAATACAAGGTCTGTCTTTCAAATCAACAAGAGGAATTAAATCAAAACTTAAATTTGTAAAAGGCGTTTGTAATGACCATCTACTGCTCTGGTTAATGCCATAAATAAATTCTTGCATGCCTTGTTTAACTTCTTTATAAGTGAGTTTGTCTTCTTTAACAAATGGGGCGAGCCAAGTATCAAAACTGTTAAGAGCCTGCGCACCGCTAAATTCATTCTGTAAAGTGCCAATAAAATTAACTAATTGACCTAATAAACTATCATAATGTTTAGCTGGGGCCGCATCTATCTTGCCTTCAACGCCGCCAAAACCTTTAAGAAGAATGTCTTCAACGCTCCAACCACTGCAATAAGGAGCTACGCCTTGGCTTAAATCATGAATGTGAATCCAGTTTTGTTTGTACGCTCGTTTTATCTGAGGATTATAAACAATGTCTAACGTGTAATCAGAAATAACTTTGTTGGCAACATGAGATTGTAAGCCTGAAATGCTATAACCAAAATTACTGTTTTCTTTAATTCTCCAATTTTTCTTATCTAAGTACTCGTTTATAATAATATAGTTGTCATCCATTTTTATAATCCTCTTTCTATAGTTTTTTTATTATTCTACTGCAAACGGCTCCGAACCAGATGTTTTTGTTAAAACTATCTTTGTACTCACATAAACCGTTACTTATTATCTCAGTAATCTCTGCTTTTTTACTGACTTCTATATCACTTTCAAAAAATTTCTGTTCAAGTCCGACAAATAATTCAATATAATTAAGATTTTTAAGTGGAATTTTATATCTTAGTTTAGTCCATTCGTTTTGTAGAAGTAAATTGTATACATAAGATATTTCTGTGGTAATATCGGTCAGCTCATCATCGCTACTTAATTGTAGTTTGTTGATGGCTTGTCTTAAGTCTCCCCTTGAGCTTTTGGTAATAGTTATTAATGTATCTTCTACTATATTAATGTTTTCTTTTTGGCAAATTGTCGTTAATCTGTTCATTATATGTTCGTCTTGTAATTGCTCAAATTTGAATTGGCATCCGAATCTGCTTAGTATAGCTTCTGGCAATGCCACGTAATTGTTACAGGTTGCTATGAATCTTGCGTTTTTCACGCTTTGTTCTATAAGTCTTCTCATGCTTTGAAAAGCGTCTTTGGTGAAGCCATCTATTTCATCAATGAAGACTATTTTGGGCTTATCAGAAATCATGCTTCCAGCACTTACGAAATCAGTTATTTTTTCTCTAACGGTGTCAATTCCTCTTTCGTCACTTCCATTAATTTTAAGAACGTCAACAGGCTTAAGTTCGTTTAGCATGACGTTTACTAAGCTTGTTTTCCCTGTTCCGGGCTCACCATAAAATAACATGTTAGGTAGACTATCGGGGGTTTTAATGGCTTCTACTAGTTTGTCTAAGAAGCTTATTCCTACAAGGTCATCAAACGTTTTAGGTTCGTATTTCTTAACTAGTGGTAACATATTATCATCTCCTTAAAATCTTAAATTTGCTATTTCAATAAACTGTTGAGATTTTTCAAGGTTTGTTATTTTTTTCTCTAACTCTCCAATATCGCCCAAACTTCTATAGTCAATGCGTTGCCCAATCTCAATACCTTTGTCGATACCATATTGCATTCCTTTACTAATACCATAATCTTTATAAACTGCTCTTATTTCTGCATGGTTTCCCCAAATAATACCTGAATTTATGCCTCTATTTCTTTCTTTTTGTACACTATCATCTAAAATACCTGTTTGGGTATAAAACAAATGTGATGCAAAAGGGGCTTCTCCACGATTTAATGAATCAGCAACACACAATCTAGCATAAAGAATGTTTCTTTTTGTTTTTGTCCAATCTTCTCCTTTAAAAGGACTTTCTATAATTACTAATTCTAATGTCATAATTCCAACTCCTTCTCTAATTCATCAACAAACATTAATTTTGAATTGTGCGAACATTTTTTCTCTACCATATCAATAACCATCTTAACTTTAAATTTATACGTACTCAAAGGACATCTGTATGGAAAGTTTTTATGGTAACTACCACAAGTACACAACCACCAATCTTCTTTACTTTTCTGTATGTATGTCTCGAAAGTATCTCCAGTCATTTTTTTCTCCCCCAAACAATCGTATTCCACAATCGTTCGTGTATGTAATAAAACGTTAATTTTATGAAAATGTCTATAAGTCCTACGTTAATAGCGAGACATAATTGTCCTGAAACCAAATACACTATTATCATAGTCATAAGAGTTGAAATAATTCTCCAAGTAACAGCTTTTGTTATGCTTCTTGAACGAGTATCTTTCTTATTCATTTTCTATTCTTGGGGCAATAACCATACCAATACTTAAAATATCGGTGGTTTGTTTAAAAGTAATCGGAACATCAGTGCCTATTTCAACAATTACAGGAAAGTCTTTATCAAACACTTGGACAGCCTCTAACAATACTTTGCCCAAAACAGTTCTGTTAATACTAACATCATCACAAGGAACTTTAACTCTGCTCTTATCACTACTGTTTCCATTATCAATGACCATGCTTAGTTCGTTCTCTTTCTTATCGAAAATGATACGTTCACTGCCAATATCTGCCATTTGGGTTATTGCGTCCATAAGACTATTATAAGGCACTTCAACAACAGAACAATCTTTAATATTCAAAAGACTGCCATCATGAAGACGCTCTTCGACAACACTTTCACCACCTAAAATAACATCATGCTCTAATAAATCATTCTTTACATTAATAACGAACTCTTCTGTTTTAGTTAGTTCAATATCTGTTTTTTTATAAGATTTTAAGTACTTGGCGAATTTATCAACACTACGAATAATAATATCACCTATTGGAGAATAGTTTTCAAACACGCCAGTATTCATCTTAACATTTATAAATACTGTGTTCGGAGCGTTTTTAGTACTGGTAAACACTGAATCAGCCCCGAAATTAGTTTTCACACTGTTTATAGTGCCTCCCAAACCACAAGTATTATAATATAACATTAGAGTGTTTGCATTAATCTTCATTTAACATCACCTGTTTGTATAAATTTAAGAACGGGCATCAGTATTTTTTCAATGTCTTCTGGTTCTAATTCTGTTTTCTTTGTTTCTTTAGCGTACTTGAAAGTTTCCACGATTGCCATTGTCGTTATTTCATGTATGTGGTCGCCAACATGGTTCATAATTTGTTTAGATAAAGAGTTAATGCTGTTTAGTACAGCTAAAGAATTGTCAAGTCCTAATATTCCAGAGAACTTAATATCTCCGCTTTTTTCAATAATTATTCTATCATCATCCTTTTCTTTGTCCATTATTCATCACCTTAATATCTTTAGAGTTTCTAGTTCTTGTATAAGTAAGAATATCATATATTGTATGACAATCATTACATTTTAGTAAAAACCACACTGTTAACGGAGATAATTCTCCTCCACACATACATTTCATTCTATTCACCACTCAAAACTAACGTTTTTAATTTGGTTATACCAACCTAAACCATTAATAGACACTCCATCATTATTGCTTTGCATCCACTCGTTTATTTGTGAAATGTGAACTATCTTATAATCGTTACGATTGTAAACGTAACCATCATTACAAAACATGTTTGGGTAGTCTATAAGAGAGCATTTCATTAAAGATTGTGTTGTTTCTTCAATATTGTTGTTGGAAGTAATTATTATGTTTCCTGTTATGTACTGGCTTTCGGCTCTAACGTCTTTAGCTCCAATACAAAAACACACACAAATAATGCCTATTAGAATGAACATTATTCCTACTAAATACCATATTCTTTTATCCATTATCATCACCTTTTTTATTATAGTAAGCTTTCCGTTATTCTTATTATATCTTCAAGGAAATATTTATTTTCTGTTGGGAGTTCTTTTTCTGCATCCAGAACGCCTGAACTCTTCATTGCGTGTTCTAATAAACAAACATCACTTTTGCAAATGCCATGACTAACGCTATTACCTTCTTTTAATTGTTCATAATCTTCTTTTCTGTAAAACACGCCATCATGTTTAGTTAGTTCACAATACATACATTGCACATCGTATTTCATTTTTATTCCTCCATATCAGATGATTCTACTATCCCTATATATTTGTAATACCCCACCATTCTACAATAACCTACTTCGGCATCACACGCACTTTCTTTGCACTTACAATAATCCATTTGGTGTCGTTGTAACGGGTCACTTATTTGTATTGAACCACATTTTAAGCATTTCCACTTAAATTTTTTGTTGTCGTCCATTTTTTCTCCTTATTATTTGTTTTCTCGTAATTCTTTACACTTATCACATTTACCACAAGCCCTTTCTGTTTTAGTGGGGTGTTCACAAGTCCAAATTAAATGTAATAACTTAGCGTTTTTTAGTTCAGCTAACACTTCATTTTTGTGTGTCCATTCCAAATCAAAAAATAATTCATATTTAACCTGTGTTAAAGACATTTTAAAAAGTGAGTAAAACGCGTTAACGAAATGTTCTCTCATATGCCAGAAACTATCCTCATATATATAACCAAAATGTATGTTACAATCCTCATATGTTTGCAAATAGGGCATTAAACCACATAACCAAGTAATAGGTTGATTTTTAGCAATACTATAGCCGTTTAAATCAATATTTCGTTTTTGTATATGATACCCCCGTTTTTTAAATTCTTTTAATAATTGTGTTCTGGCTTCTAGTTCTTTTTTTTGTTTAATAACATCGCCATTAGTTGTAATAACATAAACTGATACAGGATTTTGTTTGCTGGATTTTTTTGCTAATCTGTTAAGAATGCAAGTAGAATCTGCTCCTCCTGACCACACAACAATTTCTTTCATTCTTTAATCACCTTTTATACGTCTACAAATCCTTCAGTTTTAACAAAGTAATCACATTCATTCTTAGGTAGATGAGGACTGTCTACTAATTGAGCGTGTATTGCTCCTGCCTTACCTTTTCTAAGATAAATTATTGAGGTTACAGAGTGGCTAACAATATTCCCTCCTATGGGTTTAGTAGGGTCTCCGAACATCTGTGCGGGATTAGCTGATACCTGATTTGTTACTAAAACCACTAAATTGTACACACTTGCTATTTTAAGAAGTTGGTGTAAGTGTTTATTAAGTTTTTGTTGTCTTGGTGCTAGTTCTCCTCTGCCACTGTATTCTGCTCTGAAATGGCTTGTTAAACTATCAATGACTAATATTCTGTAACTGTTGTCAGTCTGGAGTATCTTTTCTACTTCATCTACTAGTAGGAGTTGTTCGTCTGTGTTGTGGGATTGCGTCACGTATAATCTTTCCATAGCGTCATCGTAATCAAGTCCTTGTCCTTCGCAGAAGTCTTTTATACGAGAAGCTCTAAACGTGTTCTCTGAATCAATGAACATTGCTTTGTTTTCTTTATTCTCCAGAAGGGCTCTTACAACCATTAAATGACTTATTTGTGTTTTTCCTGAAGCTGTCTCGCCGTACACTTCAGTTATACTTCCGCTTTCAAATCCACCATCTAACATAGTGTCAAAAGCTTCGCAACCAACGCTTATTTGTTTCACGTTATCCCGTTTATGCGCGTATTCTGAGGCTTTTTGAAACCCTAAGTTTAAGCTTTCTCTTGCTTGCTGTATTAGTTTTCGAGCCGTTTTTTCGCTGACACCACTTACAGTAGCTATTTCTATTGGACTAGTAACTGCTAAGTTTTTTAATGTTAATATGCCTGCTTCTTCTAATTTAGTAACTGTGGCAGGTCCGCATCCGCTTAATTCTGCTAATTCACTCATTTTCAAGCCTCGTATATTAATTCACTAAATTCAATAATGTCATCCCAAGTAAATCCAGAAGCAAACTTATGTCCGCCACCACCATACTTTTTAGCTATAGCTCCTACATCAACACTGTTACTGCGAAGTCCTATAATTATTTTATTGCCACGTAAACTCCACATAAGAGCAATAGCGTAACCTTTATCTTTATAACAATATTCTCCTACATTACTAGCATCATGGTTGGTATTAATCACTCTAGTTTTATGACCTTCAAATAAAGTATCACAACCATCTTCAAATGATTTTTCAATTCTAACTTGTTTAGCTTGTAATAATATGTTTCCAACAGAACAAATTTCATCAACAATTTTTTTTTCATCCATTTCAAAAACATTTACAACTGATAAATCATAGGGGGTTTTAATAGTCGCGTTAAACCATTCGCCATATTGTTTAGTATAACCATCTTTAAACCACCACATGTCATAATCTTCTGCTAAAAATACTGCCCAAGGAGGTGTTTTATCTTTAAAAAAGTATTTCCATGTTAACATACAACCTGCATTTTCAATACTTCTAACACCTTCAATAATCAATTTTTTAGATATTTTTTCTATAGCAGTTATATGATGGTCAATCCAAAAAAAGTTATTACCATATAAATGTGAAAGATTTTCCATATTATCAGGAGACATACTAAAATCAACCATTATAAGTTTATCATAATCTATACTTTTACTCATAATATCTTCTTCGTTACCATAATCACATTTAACAAACTCTACAGTATCATCTTTAAAATATTTTTTAACCACTAAAGCACTAGTTATTCCGTCCATATCATTATGGTATAAACATACAATTTTCTTTTTTTCACTCATTTTCTTCCTCCCATTTTTTACAATAACCGTTTATTGTTAATGTGTACCCTGCGTTCATTATGCTAGGAACTTGTTCGCCCATAATAAGAATCGAATTATGTATTGGGTCGACAGAAACGCTTAACGTTTCTAATTCTACAGGGGCTTTTTTTATCCATTCATCAATTTTTTGTTTTGTAGTTTTCATTATCATTCGCCCACATCTATTAAAATATCATCATAATCTTTTTCTACATACTCTACGAATAATAACGAGTCAATTTTGACTTCAATTCCCGTATACATTGGAAATTTGCTTCTGTCAAAAGGAGACGTAATTAAATGAAATCCGTTTCTGGTTTCTCTCATGTTATAAATAACAATACTATTCACTTCTAAAAACAACTTAAGATTTTCAATTATAACAGAGTTCTTAGTATCACAATCAATTAAAAATTTACCTCTGTTTCCCCGACTCTCGTTTTTCATCAACGCACTAATCCAAAAACCATCAAGCTTTTTAAAGTTTTCGTTTTTGTAACCCGCAAGTCTTTGTCCCAACCAATTATTAACATCAGACTGCAATTTGAAATAAGCTTTCATAACATCTCTGGGATTAATGGTGATGTACACATAAAAATTATATGAGTGTCCTTCTTCATCTCTGTAATTTGTGACCGCGCTCATTAGTTTGTTATACTTTCTAACAATGTCACTTTCTCGTTTAATTACTTCTCTGAACACTATTTCAGTGTTGTGAGTGATGTGTTCATTATCTTTCTTTCTAGCAACAGCTAATAAGACGTAAACGTGGTTTTCATTCTCGAACTTACAATGTTCTGTTAACAATTTTATTGAATTCATTTACAATTCTCACAATAATCTTTCGATTCAATTAAGTCTTTCAATTTTTCAATAGGTATATCAGCTTCTCTTGAGCTGATTTTTTTCTTGCATTTGTTACAAAATTTATCTATTATCATTCTGTATTCTCATAATTGTTTAATAAATTTAATAGTTCAGCTCTGTTATTTTTTACTTTACCATCCATAACTTGATTAAACATTTCTTTTAATATCTCTCCAATTTTAGGACTTGGTTCTAACCCTATAACACCCATGACATCTTGACCGCCAACTTTCAAATCAATGATTCTCATAGGTTCTTCGCTGAACTTAATCTCATAATACATTTTATGAAGCCAGTTGTTCTTAAGAAAATCCCCGAACTTAATACGAGGTTTTTTCATGTTACCTTGGTGGTCGCAATAAATAAGCATAACGTAATCTTCAATAGTTATACCATCATCTTCCAATTTCTGAAAGAACTTAGTATAACTTTTCTTGCTTGGTTTGTCTTTATAAGAGTACATATGACTCTTAACAAGTCTTCTAACGTATCTAACGTCTTCTTTGCTAAATTTGAGTCTTTCCATAATAGCTTCTGTCATATCAGCCCCTACTTTTTCGTGCTCGTAAAAATGAATATTGTCTTTTTTTACTTCAACCATTGTAGTTCCACCTTCAATAAAAGAAGATGGTTCATCTTCTGTTCTAGTAGTACCTTTTCCTATATCATGAAGAAAACAAGCTAATCGTAATAAAACATTGTCTGTTATTTTACAGCTTTCACTGAAGGCATTGTGCATGTGAGAAATAGGGCTTTCATCATGGTGGTCGCCTCCATCTAAAAAATGGTTTTCGTGATAATACTCTGGAATGATTTTTTCAAGCAATCCATTATTATCCATTACATTAATAGCTGTATCGTACTGTAAAATCTTTATGAATTCTTCTCTAACTCGTTCAACGGGTAAATCACTAATGTCTGCTTCATTAATATAGTCGCCCAAGTCCCACAATTGAAATTCGTATTTACAAGCGAATCTAACAGCTCTCATAATTCTAAGTTTGTCTTCTGCAAATCTATTTTTTGGACTTCCAACACATTTAATAAACCCTTTATATAAATCTTCTTTTCCGTTATAATAATCGATAATTTTACCGTTAATATCCATTGCCATAGCATTAATTGTGAAATCACAGGTGCTACAATGTGTTTTTAAGTCAATCCCTACTTCTGTTCTGTCCCCGTTCTTTCTATACTGCGAAACTTCTATACCATCTACTATAACAGTTAATATTTTGGACTGTCGTTCATCTCCA